CGATTTATTGGGTAGCAAACGAACCTCTCAACACACTCAAGGTCTGGCTTGTGACTTTACATCTAACGCTTATGGCAGTCCTCAAATTATTTTTGCTGATATTATTACCTCCGATATTCCTTACGACCAGCTTATTCTGGAATTTGATAGGTGGATTCATATCTCTTTCGTTGAAGATGGCGGAACTCCTAGAAAACAAGCGTTAATTATTAATGGCGAAGGAGCAATGATTTACCAAAAACCATGAAAATATTAGTATTGGATATAGAAACATCTCCACATACAGGATTTCATTGGGGACTCTGGCAACAGAACATTAGTATTAATCAACTGATTGAAGCTTCTACGGTTCTTTGTTGGGCAGCCAAATGGGTAGGCGAAAAGAAAGTACACTTTGCCAGTATCCTAGAATCATCTCACAAACAAATGATTAAGCAGGTGCATCAATTAATAGATGAAGCTGATGCAGTCATTACTTACAATGGCAAACGCTTTGATATGCCAACCCTTAATAGAGAGTTTTTGCTGCAAGGTATGAACCCTCCTAGTCCTTACAGGGACATAGATTTACTAAACACCGCTAGAGGAAAGTTTAGGTTTGCTAGTAACAAGCTAGACTACATAGCACAAGAGCTTGGTGTGGGACAAAAGACCTCACATGAAGGTATGCCGTTATGGATTGAGTGCATGAGTAAGAATCCTAAAGCATGGAAGTTAATGAAAAAGTACAATTGCAACGATGTCATCCTAACAGAGCAGGTCTACGAAAAGCTCAAAGGCTGGATTCAAATTCACCCTAATCACAATGTATATTCTGACGGTATTGTCTGTATGAATTGTGGTAGTAAAAAATTACAAAGAAGGGGAACGTCACGGACTCTAGCAAAAACCTACGTAAGAGTACAATGTCAATCCTGCGGCAAATGGGGAAAGATAAACGAAACAAAAAAATACAGCTCGGTTATCAACATTTAAGGACACAAGAGATGGACATACAGCAAATATCAGAACACATCGTGGGTAAAACCATTGATGCTGTTGATGTGGTGTATGGCGAAGATACTATGGTTATTTATTTGGATGACGGAAGTTCTATTGAATTAATCGTTGATAGCATTTATGCTAACATTCCTGACCTAGATGATTAAAAACATACGGTCTGTAGCCCTCCCAGACGGCACTGTAAGCGATAACTATAGCTCGGAGTACATGAGGTACTGTGAAGCAAAAACAATCGCTAGGTGGGCTCTGGCGAAACGTAGACAATTTCTTGCAAAACTAACAGATACAAAACGAGTAGATGAATTAAAATCGTGGCTTACAATTATTTGGAAAAAGGAAAAGTAGATGAATCTACAAGATATATTACAATCTGGTTATCAACAATTTAAACAATCTGACATACCAGTTGCAACATTATTGCGTGGTGAATACAATAATTTTTTTCCATCAGTAGGTAGAAATTTATCGGCACAATTAGATACTTTATCTACCCCTGAAGGTGCTATAGATTTAATTAACCCAATGGCTAAAGTGGGTGGATTATTAGGTACATTAGCACCAAAAATATTTCGTGGTAAAACTTTAGCAGGAATGCCAGATGTTGTTAATGTTGGTGGTCGTATGGAGCAATTTGGCACAGACCAAAGGCTTGTAGATATTGCTAATGAATATGCTCAAAATAAAGGATTGTTATACTCTCCAGCAGAACGATATGCTACAGTTGATATTGAAAGAGCAAAACGAATAGCAAACGAATATGACAAAATGCGTAATACACCAACAGAATTAACTACAAAAAAATCTTATGACTCATTAATTGATGAAACTCAAGCCCAATATGAAGCATTAAAAAAAGCTGGGTATAAATTTGAATTTATGCCACAGTCAGGAGATATTTACGGAAACCCAAGAAACGCAATTAATGATTTAGTATTAAATAAACATTTATATGTATTACCTACAGAAGCAAAATTTGGTGGTACTAGGGCGAAAGAAGCATTAAAAGAAAACCCACTACTAAAAAACACAGGCGAAAAATGGAATGGACAGCCTGTATTAGCTAATGATATGTTTAGAGCTGTACATGATGTTATGGGACATTCAAAACATGGTGTTGGATTTAGGGCTGGTGGAGAAGAAAATGCTTATCAAATTCACAGCAGAATGTTTAGTGATGAAGCATTGCCAGCATTAACATCTGAAACAAGAGGACAAAATTCATGGGTAAATTTTGGTCCTTATTCAGAATTAAATAAAAAAGCAAATCCAATAAATACACAATATGCAGAGCAAAAAACTGGCATTATGCCATCATGGACATGGTTAGAAGGATTACTTAAATAACCAATATTGATATAAACCTTTAATCCATGCAGCAGTAAAAAAGAAACACAATATAAAAGCTCCCCATTGATGAGCTATGTAAGATGAGTAAAACCAAAATGGCTGACCAATCAACCCAAAAATGCAAGCATATTTTCTATGATTTTCATTATTGGATTGAATTAGCCATATAGCAATTAATTCACTTACAGCTATTATAAATTGTTCAATCATCTATTGTAGTAGATTGAGCAAAAGTTATTTTATGAAAATAATGACTATTTTGTAAGTTTCCATTAACTGGATTTTTTCTATATAGTTCATAGTAATCACCAATAGACTTTACACCATAATTACTCATAGTATCACCAAAGAATTTCATAGTGTCTTTAGAAAAAAAGAAACTGTTTGGAACATGAATCTTATGTAGGTATTTAAGTTTGCTAGGAGACATTATGCTGCCTCCTTTAATAGCTCAACAGTTTCATTAGATAAAAACTTTGGTTTATTAAAAATTAAAGGTTTAACATTTACCATTGGCATAATAACGCCAGACCAGTTTCTTAAACCAACATCAACTAAGCCAGCATTTGTTCCATTTTGACCTAAAAGTGCTTTTTTACTTTTAACGCCAGAAAGATATTCAGCAACTTTATTAAAGTCAGCAAGGTATGTAAAATCATAATTTCCTGGTTCATTAGATACTGACTCAGGAAAAACTCTTCTAAAATCAGGATATTTACCATCAATGGGCAATGATTGTAATGTAACATCGTAGCCATTAGATATATGTATCTTTTTAACAATATTATTTTCAACATCTAAAGATATTAAAACAGAACTGATTGGAGATTTAATTTTCAATATTGATTCAATGGCATCAATAGGAATAATTGCTGATGTAATGTCTAAATTATATTGTGATTCATTGTTTGGCTTTGCACAACATAATAGTTTATGACCATCAGTTGCAGCTAATATTACTTGTTTTTTATTAAATTCAATGTAAATACCATTGAGATAATATCTAATTTCTTTTTTAGGTGAAAATAGTTTAAGTGCTTTTAGTTCATTTAACTCTACTGATAATTCATATTTAACTGTTTCCATTTTTATTTCTCCTTTGTTTAAATTACATAACCATAATACCAAAAAAGAAAAACAATGCAAGTGTTTTGTTAAATTATTTTAAATTAATATCTGCATGATTATACCAAGCCTTTATAATTCCTTTTAATCTTTCTTCTCCAGAACCCATTTCAACTATTTTTTTATTAACAAACTTAAATATTTTCCCAATCTTTCTTCCTTCGTGATTTGAATATCCCTGAATAATATATACATTAAAATTATCTAATGTAGACAAACCTCGTAAAGTTATTTCTTGTCCTAAACTTATGTGCTCACCAGCCATCTTCCATTCACCAATAAAAAACTGTTGGTTTCTTTCAAATATCATATCTATATCAGAAGGCATAGCTTTGGGATTAGTAGGAATAACGCCTGACAAAAACCCAAAATCTATATGTGCTGCACTAGGGTTTCTCATTGCTGGTTTCATGCGTATATTCTTTTTCCTACCATTGTTAAAAGATTATCCATAGCCAGGTCAAGTTTCAGCTCATAATACACAGGCTTTTTACTACCTAACCACCTAGCATATACCGCCTCCCTTTGTTCTTTATCCAAGCTATGAATACAAGCATTTAATATCTTTACATTTTCATTATCTGTTTTTCCTACCATGTCTTCAAAAACATCTGCCGTAGATTCTCCTCCAGATGACATATATGACACTTTGTTAGGATAGCCTAGCTTATGATTGTCTGATTTCATCCAGCTAGACCAATCATCTAAAATTACCATTAGCCGTTCAATTCTCATAATTGTTGTTATATATAGAATTAGTGTATCCCATTGATAATGGAGTGGTAAAGCTTCCTCTTACATTAGGGAACTGTTCTGCCTTATACTTCTTACCCTTTAAATCTTTTGTATCTTCTATAAACTTGCTGTGCTGCGGAAACCATATAGCCTCCAACATAGACCTATTTGGTTTAGAGTAAATGGTGTACCTTTGTTTTTTTTCTGAAACTAAATCGCCTTTAGTCACAATGGTTCTTATTAAGTGATTGACTGACTTTGCATCTAGCCCAATTAATTTAGATATTTCTGGAATAGTTAATTTTGCATTGCCATCAAACAAATTTACTATCAAAGCACATACTTCATAACGCCGAAGTTTTCTGCCATCATAAAACTCATACATATGCAAATTACCTTGATTCTTTATTGGTTCGTATTTCATATTTTGCCCTTTGTAATAATTCTAGTTGTTTGCTCATTTAATATTTGGTAGTGAGTATTGTTTCCGTCTGGTGTAAAAGTAATGCTGTACGGATAACCCTCTACTCTAAAATAATCAACTTTTATCTCCTTTTTCTTTTCCTCTTTCTTTGTCATTTTTACATACTCCGTTTAAATCCCTGTCATGCCCACACCACCATTTTTTAAACCAAAAATTAGCAGTGCTGCCACAAACATGGCACAAGTGAGGTTTTTTTAAATCAATCTTCATCATGCAATTCTTGCTCTTGCATTTGTAACATAACTTTAGTTTTTATATCTTGTTGTTCAGCTACATAGATTTCTTTTTCTTTGTTTCTATACCAGTCCATTTTATCTATATCAGATATGGCATCCTCACCTTCTTTGTAACCTATTCTTGCTCTGTATTTCATTTGAGTTCCTTTTAAATACCCAAGATACTCTTCTGGCGTTAGTTTAGCTTTTATATAATCAATGTTTTCTATGCCACCAATTTTATAATGCTCTGGGTTTATTTTATCTGCCATTATTTTTTCTCCTTAATATCTCTAATATCAATACATTCTTTTTTAGTCTTTAAAAACACATTACCATTAGCTTCTATACTTTCATACAAATGAAAGTTCTTACTATGACAATGATAATTCTTATGCTGTGGCATAGTATTAATTGCTATAACTATCATGCTCACAATAAATACAACTAATGCTAATTTTGCTAACCATTCTTTCATCATTTTCATTACCTCCTTATCATACATCTGTCATTATATTTAAACAACTTATCTAGTATAATAGAGCCTTGATTAACCAATAAGGACTCTACTATGTGGACAAAACCATCAGCTACTGAAATGCGTTTCGGCTTTGAAGTTACTATGTATGTAATGAACAAGTAATACTTGTAATACACAACCCTCAAGTTATCAATGCAAGCTAGCCTAGACCTATTCCAAACTAACTTAACCTTGAGGGCAGTGTAACCCTAATGCCTAAAAAGGCATATCCTCAAAATCTTCTAACTCTTGTGCTGCTACAGGAACTTGTGCTTGACCACCAGAATCTTTATTCATAAAGACTTTGTTGTTACCTAAAATTGCTCCTCTAGTACCAGCCTCTCTTTCTTCTGCCGTAACAGATTGCGTAACCATTCCGTTGTTACCAAACTTGTCTAGAGTATCCGTATCAATAAAAGTTGTTACGTCCAGGTAAGTGCCTTTTGCTCCTTTATAAAGTTTATCTTTGTCAATCTTTGTTACATCAATTCTTAAACTTACCCCTAATACTGCCATGTTATTTCTCCTAATTAAAATTAAACTCTGGTTTCCTCTTATAGCGAGGTGGTTCTTTATCTTCTGCAACATAAGCTAAAAACTCTTCAGCTTTAGGTATGTACCAGTCAATAAATTCTTTATCGTATTGTACCAACTCCGTATGAAATTCCTCTGGAGTCCATACAACAAAATGTGCTGCAACTGCATTACTGCATAACATCTGTATTTGCATCTGCACCCAATACCTATCTGGGATAGTAGGGTATATTTTTTGTGTGAATGGGCATTTAATCTCAACAGGTATTCCGTTAAGAAAAGCATCTGCTGAAGCACCAATAGGTAAATCAGGATGCACTATTAACTTATTACCATTCTCACATATATCGTTCATGTGCTTTTCAAATGCTCTCAATGCAATTTCTTCGTGGTCATTTCCCCACTGGGTCATTTCATTTCCAGCAAAAGATGGTTCACGCAAAGTCTTTTCACGCCATAACTTTTGCCTTTCATAAACTGCTCCCCAAGCTTGAGAAGCAGTTATGATGTTATGCCTACGATTATCCTTCAGATGTGCGTTTGAGCTCATTAGCATAATCCCTTAATTCAGATTGTTGAATGTCTGGCAACTCAAAATAAGCTTGCTTTAAACCTCCCATCTCATGTGCTTCCCTTAAAGTTTTCTTGGCATCATCAAGTTCTTTTTTAGTGGATGGTTTATTTACCATAGAATTATCTTTGGTATCAGCATCTTTAGTATCATCTAGCAACAGCAATCCAGCTAACGCATACTTTCTTGCATAGGAACTAGAGCTACCAAAACTCTGGGCAATGTCCATGCCTTTGCGATTTGGATTAATGCCTGCTTGAGCTTTAACGCTAATAGCATTTTCACCTACTTGAAACACAACAGTTGCATCAATATATATATGCTCATTAACAGACTTCACTTCATCTGTAATTAATATAGTGGCATTGTGTTTAGCTAATAAAGGTTTAACAGCCTCTAATATATCCTCACAGCTTCGGTAATTGTAATTACCAAATTTATTAACTTGACCTTTAGGTGCTTTTATTTCTGTTTGAATTGCAATTAATTCTTTCATTTATTTCTCCTTTGTAAAAATTATTTCTGCTATGCAGCCGATTGACCCTAACAAACCAATCACAAACCACACTCCCATATAAAATATTAAATCTTCAGTCATTATTTTGCTCCTTGTAATGCCATAATTAATTCTTCTTTGGCTTCTTTACATAATTTGTTAAGCATAGCAGTTGGTCCTACATTTAAAATAAAGCTACTAAATTCCTCAACAACAAAATGTTGGTGTGCTTCTTCTTGAGCCTGCTGTACTTCCTTTTCTTCTAGCAAATTTTCAAACTGTTGCTCTAAATAATCGTTGTGTAATGAACTCATTTGTTTCTCCTTTGTTTAAATTACAAAAGAACTATACCATACTTAAAAAATATATGTCAAACTTTTTTAATAAATATATTGCAAATAGTTTTATCTTCAAGTATTGTTATGAAATGCAATATTGCATAAATTAGAAAGGAAAACAAATGACATATAACGAAGCAATAAAACTATACGGCAATAGTCGTAGAAAAATGGCAGAAGACTTGGGATTGTCGGTACAGGCAGTAGCTCATTACGGCAAGAACCCAGACCAGGAATTACCTCCTGCTAGAGTGTTTATGATTAAAACAAAATTGGCATTAAGGGATGTGCCTAATATTACAATAAAAGCTAAAGGGGAAGTAGTTAAAGCTGGTTAGTTTACAAAAACAAAGGAGCAGTAATGTACAAAATTAAAAATTGGGATGAACACCAACCAAGTTTAAGACCAGATAGAAATGTTATTTGGATTAAAGTTTACCGCAGGATTTTAGAGGATTACGATTGGGGTAATTTATCCGATAGTAATAAAGCAACCCTAATTGAATTGTGGTTATTAGCATCAGAAAATGAGGGTAATTTACCAAAGGTTGAGGAGATTGCTTTTAGGTTAAGAAGAGATAAATCTTTTATAAACAAACAGTTAAATGAGCTGTCATCATTTGTTTTACCAGTCGCTGACGATTCGGCAACAAGTCGGCAACAAGTCGGTAGCCTAGAGGTAGAGGTAGAGGTAGATAAGAGTAGAGGTAGAGTAGAGATAGATGACGGTTTTAATATATTTTGGAATATGTACCCTAGAAAAGTTGGTAGGGCAAAAGCTGAAATAGCTTGGAAAAAACATAAGCCTAATATTGACAATGTT